TCGAATCAAAGAGAACCCTGACAACATAGATAACTACATAGATATATGTGGTTACTCAGCCCTTGCAGGAGAAGTGAGTAGGCACAAATGAAAGAAACAATAATATATACACTATTCTTTTTAACTCAACCTGATGTTATGTCATCTGAAACAATCTTACATAGGTTTGAGTTCGCTGATAGAGTTGAGTGCATGCGTATAGCTATGATGATTAACCAAGAGCGTGACCCAATAGTAAACAAACGTAACTGTGTTAAAGTAATAAACTATATGGATATTGATTCGTGAATATACTAACCTTAGATTTTGAAACCTATTATGATAAAGAGTATTCGCTTAAACGAATGACAACTGAAGCATACATTCGTGACCCTAAGTTTGAGGTCATTGGTTTAGGTGCTAAGCTAAACAATGGATTATCTACATGGTACTGTGCATCTATTGAGGGGTTTCTTAATACCATAGACTTTTCAAATACAGCTATACTTGCACACAATACTATGTTTGATGGTGCTATATTAGCATGGAAGTATGGAATTAAACCTAAGCTATGGCTTGATACTATGCTTATGAGTAGACCTATAGTTGGACAAACAATAGGGGGGGCATTAAGAAATTTAGCTGAGCATTATAATATTGGAGTAAAAGGTACTGAAGTTGTCAAAGCTATAGGCAAAAGGTTTCCAGATTTTACACCAGAAGAACTTGCTAATTACTCTAGCTACTGCATCAATGATGTTAAACTAACATATAAGTTATTCAAAAAATTAATTGAAGATTTTCCTGCGTCTGAGTTAAGAGTTATTGACCAGACTATACGTATGTATACTGAGCCTTGCGTAGAATTAAATAAGGAAGCGTTGACTACTCACCTGGCAGCAGTAAAGACAAACAAAGCACAACTTGTTGACAGGATTACACCTAAAAGTATGGGCCCTGAAGAGGTAAAGGACATACTTATGAGTAATGATAAGTTTGCTAAACTTCTTCAAGGCTGTGATGTTACTCCACCTACAAAGGTTAGCCCTGCTAATGGGAAACAAACGTATGCCTTTGCTAAGACAGACAAAGGTTTCTTAGATATAATGCAGAATGGTTCTTCATTAGTCCAAGCTATATGCGAAGCAAGACTAGGTGTAAGGTCTACCCTAGAAGAAACAAGGACAGAGAATCTTATAGGTGTAGCAGGTAGAGGTAAGCTACCTATAATGCTTAACTACTATGGCGCTCACACAGGGAGGTTTAGTGGTGGTGATAAGCTAAACCTACAGAACCTACCTCGCAATGGTACAATACGTAAAGCTATTACAGTACCTAAAGGATATAAACTAATAGCATGTGATTCGTCACAGATAGAAGCAAGGGTACTAGCACACCTAGCAGGGCAAGATGATTTAGTTGAAGCCTTTAGGCAAGGGCGTGATGTGTATAGTGAGTTCGCATCTACTGTATATGGTAGAACTATAACTAAGAATGATAAGCTAGAAAGATTTGTTGGCAAGACTTGTATACTAGGACTAGGCTACGGCATGGGTGCTGAGAAATTCCAAGCTACCTTAGGGTTAGGCATGGGTGGCATCAAAGTAGATATAGATATGAATGAGGCTAGAAGAATTGTCTATCTATATAGAAATAAGAACCACCGTATCCAAGCACTATGGCAGAAGAGCCAGTCAGTGCTATCAGATTTAATAGCAGGTAGAGCAGGAAATATATCTAGCTATATAACATATAATAAATCAGGTATCCAATTACCAAATGGTTTAGCTATACAATACCCTTCATTGTGTAGTACAAACAACGAGTTTAAATACTGGTCTAAACCTAAGTGGACATACATCTACGGAGGTAAAGTAGTAGAGAATATCGTGCAAGCATTGGCACGTATAGTGGTAGCGGAACAAATGACTGCTATAGGCAGGGTTCACCACGTTGCATTTCAAGTACATGATGAGATTATCATATACGTACGGGATGAAGAAGCGACAAACGCACAACAACTTATTGAGAAAATAATGTCAACCCCCCCTTGCTGGGCAAGAGACTTGCCAGTTGCATGTGAGTCTGGTGTGGGGAATAACTATGGAGATGCCAAATGACAATTAAATTTAGAGAAATAACAAATGATAAACGTAAGGCAGAACTAATCGACTGCTTAGAAAGTGCAAAGGAAGAAATACATTCAGCTAGTACAGTTAGTAATATGGTTATCCTAATAAGAAAAGATGGTACGTTTGTAACCAGAGGAACTACATTAGAGAATGCACCAGAACTTATTGCCCAATTAGAAGTACTTAAGTTTGATATACTTAACAGAATGAGAGATGAAGTATCTGATGGAGAATGCTAATGGGTAAGATGAAAGATATCTATACAGACATCCAACAGATAATACATGATTGCCTCAACGATAAGTCTATGACTAATGATCAAGCTATAAAAGAAGTTGAAGCTGAGTATGGATCAATGGGTAAGTATGTTGCTGAGTTACACTTTGAAATGGAAAGGATTAATAATGGAAACCGTACCTAAGTGCGACAAGTGTAACAAAGAAGAAGCTACACAAGTAATAAAAAGTTTTTATTACTGTAGTAATTGTGCTGATAAAGTAGTAAAGTTTACAGATACTATTAAGTATGATTCAGATTCTTATATGAACACACGAAGAGGAAGTAAATGGGCGAGGTAATTAACTTAACACATTCTTTCTCATCTTTGAAAATGTATGAGAATTGTCCGAAGCGATACTACCACCAGAGGATTACTAAAGAAGTAGTCGACAGTGGTAGTGAAGCTACTAGGTATGGCAATCGTGTACATAAAGCATTGGAAGAACGACTAGACTCTGACTCCCCACTATCAGAAGAAGCAATACAGTATGAAGATATGTGTGTGACATTACAAAATGTAAAGAAACGTCCACACTTTCAAGAGCTATTACTGGAGCAGCAGCTGTGCTTAACAGATGAACGTATGGCAACAGGTTGGTGGGATGCAAATGCTTGGCTTAGATCTATAATAGATGTGTTAATATTATTTAAGGGTAGTGCAATAGTTGTAGACTGGAAGACTGGTAAACGTAGACCAGACTTTACACAGCTAGAGATGTTTGCAGTGCAAGTATTCTCTCACTATCCTAAAATAAATAAAGTACATACTTCATTCGTGTGGCTAAAGGAAGACAAACAAGATACTAAAACTTTTTATAGGGCAGAGTTGCCTGAGATGTGGGAGAGTATTCAAGGAAGGATTGATAGGATAACACAATCAGTTAGGCATGATGACTTCCCTGCTAAACCAAGTGGGTTATGCAGATGGTGTCCGTGCTATGATTTTTGTGAGTATGCCTCTTGACATTACTGTAAGGTTGTTTATATTTAACCTATGGCTACTACACCTGAAGGTAAAGTAAAGAATAGGTTAAAGACTATGCTTAAACAGCATGGCATATGGTTCTATATGCCACAAGCAGGACCGTTTGGTAAGGCAGGCATACCAGATTTTATCCTTATAGTAGAGGGTAAGTTTGTAGGTGTTGAGTGTAAAGCAGATAAGAGTAAGAAGCCAACACCACTACAAGTAATTGCTATGGAAGACATAGAGAAGGCAGGAGGAAAATGTTTTGTTGTATGTGATAACGATACACAATGGGAGTTAGAAAGGTGGATAATAAATGTTAGTAATACCAAAGGTAAAGGGGTTAGCACTTAAGTTGAGAAACCCTAATATAGTTACAGAAACTATACCGACTGCAAAGAAGTTGACAGTTGAGGGTATGGATATAGTTGTATGCCCACATAAAGAAGTAGAAGTATGGGCATTACGTAAGCTAGGTATACCTGCTCCGTCTCCTATAATGCATTACTATAACTGGTCAGGTAGGTTTACACCTTATGACCACCAGAAGAAGACAGCCGCATTCCTTACGTTACATAAGAAGTGTCTAGTTCTTAATGAGATAGGAACTGGTAAAACTCATTCAGCTTTATGGGCGGCAGACTATCTAATGAAGTTAGGTATAGTAAAGAAGTGCTTGATACTTTCTCCTTTATCTACACTAGAAAGAGTATGGAGTGATGCAATCTTTAAAGAGTTTATAGGTAGAAGGGCTACAGTTTTATATGGTACAGCCGAGAGAAGGAAGAGGCTACTTAATATACCGTCTGACTTTTACATATTAAACCATGATGGTTTCCAAGTAGTACATGAAGAACTTAAAGACTTTGATTTAGTTATAGTAGACGAAGCCGCAGTCTATAGGACACCTTCTACAAGGAGGTACAAATTATTTAAGAAGTGGTTGTTTAATAATCCTAATGTAAGGTTGTGGTTAATGACAGGTACACCTACACCTAATGACCCTACTGATGCATGGACTCTAGCTAAGATGGTTGACAACAACGTTGTGACTAAAACATATACAGCATTTAAAGAGAAGACCATGATGAAGATAGGACAATGGAAGTGGTTGCCACGACCTGAGAGTACAGCATTAGTCAAGCATGTACTACAACCTTCTATAAGATTCACCAGAGATGAGTGCTTTGATTTGCCTGACACTGTATATCAGACTAGGAAAGTGGACTTAACTAAACCACAACAAGAACATTATAAGAAAATGCTAAGGAGTTTTGTTACAGAAGTACAAGCTGAGGGTAGGATAACTGCTGTTAATGAAGCAGTGAAGATGCAGAAACTTATACAGATAAGTTGTGGTGTGGCATACGGAGATGATGGACGGCATATAGAAATAGATAGCAGTAATAGAGTAGCAGTAACAAAAGAAATAATAGATGAGGCAGGTAGTAAAGTTATAGTATTCGTACCCTTAACAGGCACACTTAATATGTTAGAGAGGGAACTTGCCAAACACTATACTGTTAATGTTGTTAATGGGAGTGTATCGGCAAAGGATAGGAACGATATATTCTACAACTTCCAAGAGACCAATGACCCAAGGGTTCTCGTAGCCCACCCTGCTACTATGGCTCATGGTCTTACACTAACAGCGGCTAGTACTATTATATGGTACGGACCCATTACTAGTAATGAACAGTACGTACAGGCTAATGGACGTATAGAAAGAATAAGTAAGAAGCATACGTCTAACATAATACACATTGAGGCAACACAACTTGAGTACCGTATGTATGAACGGCTGAAGAATAAGCAAGCATTACAAGGGGTACTATTAGATTTAATCAAAGAGATGGGAGGAAAGATATGAAGATAGATGACGTAATAAAAACATTTATTAAACTTAGGAACAAGAAGGAGAAGCTAGAGCGTGAGCATACAGCTAAGATTAAAGGTATCAAGGAGAACCTTAACAAACTTCAGGCATACATAAAACAAAAGGCTGATGTAGATGGTGTTACTTCTTTTAAAACTAGTGAGGGTACAGCTTCTATTGTTACTAAAGACTTTGCACAAGTAGCAGATTGGGATGCTGTTCTTGCTTTTATAAAGAAAGAAGAAGCATGGGATATGCTGGAGAAGCGAGTAAGTAAGTCTGCTGTAAAGGGATACATAGATAATAACAAGGACGTACCTAACGGTGTGAACTATGGAACACTATTAGATGTGCAGGTACGTAAACCAATGAGTAAAGTAGAATGATTATACCTAAGATATCTACAAAGAATAAAGAGTTCTCTCTAGCGCCAGGCGTAAATGAAGATCACCTTATGACAACACATTTGAGTGTGATAGTTGTGGGTGCTAACCCTAATCTTTCTAAGAAGTGGATTAAAGGAGAGTACTCTGAGGATAATCTTTCCCCTTCTTGCTTTTCTTTTGATGGTAAGATACCAGACGAGAGCAGTGTAGAACCTCAGGCAGACATGTGTGCCTTGTGTCCACAAAATGCATGGGGTTCTAGAACAACTCCCACAGGCAAACGTATTAAAGCATGTGCGGATTATAAAAGACTTGCAGTAGTGTTAGCGGAGAAACCAACAGATGAAGTATACCTACTACAAGTTACACCAACGTCACTTAAAAACTTAAATGCATACCACAAAATATTACAGAGTAAATCTATCTCACCTGAGATTGCAAAGACCAGAGTAAGTTTTGATACAACTGTAGAGTTCCCAAGGTTAGTGTTTGAATTTGCAGGTTTCGTAGATGAATCTTTGCAAGATGGCATAGACAAATTGTGTGTGTCTGAAGATGTAAAGATTATAACAGGCGAGTTGTCCGCCTCTGAGAGACAACCTACCTTTAGTGACTATGGTTTCACTAAGATAGACAAATCATAATAAGGAGAAATTATATGATATATGATAAGAGCAAACAATTTTTTACAACTGCACAAGGGATAGCATACTATCCTTATCTTTCTAAGCCTGACACTAAGTTCAAGGAAGAAGGAGAGTACAAAGTTAATCTAGTACTACCGAAAGAAGATGCTACTGCTATAGTAGAAGCATGTGAGTGGACACTGCTAAGGCATATAGAAAAGGTTAAGAGTAAAAAGCCTAAGGCTAAACTTGAAAACCGATTCAAACCCTATGAAGACCACTTGGACGAGGACGGAAATCCTACAGGTAAAATGGTATTGAAGTTGAAAACTAAAGCTGACTTCAAGCCTGCTATATATGACCATAGGGGAAAGATTATGGAGAACCACAACATAGGGTTAGGCTCTGTGTTAAAGGTAGCAGGTATGATATACCCATATGATAATTCCTTAGGAGGCGTTGGCGTATCTCTTAAGATACGAGCAGTGCAAGTTGTGGAGTATGTAGAGGGTAACTATGGAAATGGTGCGGCAGGCTATGGCTTTGATGTTATAGAGGATGATGAAACACCTTCTGCTGCAGCTGCTGCTACAGAGACAGTCACACCTAAACCTGTTGCTGAACCTACACCTGAGCAGACACTAATAAAAGAAGTAGAAAAAATTGCTTCTGAAGGAGAGCCTGTAAAGGAGGCTAGTGTAGATGATTCATTGTCTGACCAGATAGCCAAGTTAATAAACGAGGTTGATGATGACAGCTAAACCTTTAGATTTTAAAAAGGTTGATGCGTTGCGTAGGCACATGATGATGAGTGTTCGTGATATAGCTATAGTGTTAGGTGTATCACGAATGACTTACTATAGTTGGCTTAAGGGTACACCCTTACGAAAAACAAACGACAAGAAAGTAAGGAAGATACTTAAGCAATTACTAGAGCTTATGCAGGAAGGATACCCTCAACCTGAAGTAATAGCATTGGAGTCTGTTCCAAGGAGAAAAAGACTTCTTGAGTTATTAGAGAATCAGAAGTAAACTAAATACAAGTAGTACATCTAGCCAACATTTGCCTGTTAGGATTCTGCTCGAATTTCTAGGTGTACTGCTTTTAAGAAGGACAGTGGAATGGATACGATAGAATTTTTAAAACGAGTTCTACCTTCTGAAGGATACTATGTTTCCATAGTAATCAATCCTAGTGGAAGACAACAAGGATTTTTTCAGTCGATAGAAGAACTTGCTAAAGCCTGCATAAGACTAGACAAGGCAGGGAACAATACATACTTTGCTATTTCTTCCTTTATACAAAAGGGAAATAGGAAACAAGAGAACGTTAACAAGACTAAAGTATTAGCTATTGATGTGGACTGCGGTAAAGGTAAACCTTATGCAGATTGGAAGGAAGGTCTACAAGCTCTTAATACTTTTATAGAGAAAACAAAACTACCTACCCCTATGATAGTATCTAGTGGTAATGGACTACATATATACTGGATACTTACAGAGGAACTAGAGCCTGAGGATTGGAAACCTATAGCTAATGCACTAAAGACATCTGCTATTGATAAAGGATTTAACATTGATGCAGGGCTTACATCTAACAATGCACTTGTACTAAGACCAGTTGGAACACACAATCCCAAGAATGGAAAGCAAGTCAAGCTGTTGCTAGATGCCAAGCCTGTTTCGGTTGCGAGCTTACAGGAGAGGCTCAAAAATTATATCGACTATGTACCACGTGGAGACAAGGCACGAAGTAGTTCACTACTAGCTAGTATGGCTGTGCCTATGGACTTTCCTCAGTCATTAAGTTCCGCAGTATACTCTAAGTGCCAACAGATACAACAAGCAGTAGACAATCAGAAAGATGTTACAGAACCTATATGGTATAACCTTATGGGCATAGCCGCTTATTGTATAGACCCTGAGGATACTGCTAAGTTATGGAGTGAAGGTTATCCTGCATACTCAGAAGAAGCAACCATGTCCAAGTTACGCCATTGGAAAGACGGAGCTACTGGACCAACAACTTGTGCTAAGTTTGACATTGACCGTCCAGGGGGCTGCAAAGGTTGTAAGTATAAAGGGAAGATAGCTAGCCCTATACGATTAGGTGTTAACTATAAAGAGACAGAACTAAAGAACGCATTAGATAAGACAGCATCAGAGGTCAAGCTACCTAAACCATTCAAGAGAACTAGTGAAGGTATAAAAATTACACTAGATGAAACTGATGTAGACGTATGTAGATTTGACATATACCCTGTGTCTTATGGTAGAGATGAGTCATTAGGGTATGAAACAGTTAGATACCACTGGAATAGGAAGCATGTGGGATGGCAGGAACTAGTATTAAGACAAGCGTATCTTACAGAAGGACATAGAGAATTTGCTACAGCTATAGCAGACCAAGGGATTGTACTATATAATAAGAAACAAACGGAGTTTTTTCAGTTGATGTTAAGAACATACATGGATGAACTGAGGAGTATAAGGGCTATGAGCAATCTGTATTCCTCGATGGGATGGAAAGAGAACAACACACAATTCGTTGTGGGTAATACGATCTTTCGCAATGACAAAAATGACACCAAGGTTGTTAAGGAATCTATATCTCTAACTTCTGCTTCTAATAGAGTAGGGCAAGAACTATACGGAACTAAAGGTACGCTAGCGAATTGGGTTGAACTTACTAACCTATTGGAAAAAGCAGGCATGCCTTGGCATATGTTCGCACTAGGGTTAGGTTTCTCTGCACCACTATACAATTTTACAGGACTAAAAGGATTAACTATATCTTTGTATGGTCCTACAGGTGGAGGTAAAACACTTGCACAGTACTGGTTACAGTCTATATATGGCGATCCTGAGAAGCTACACTTCACTGCTAAGTACACACAGAATACTTTGTTTAGTAGGCTAGGGTTATACGGACATCTGCCTATGACAGTAGACGAAGTTACTATGATGCAGGACAAAGACGTTGGCGACTTCTGCTACTGGGTATCACAAGGCAGAGATAAGGCTAGACTCAACCGTAACGCAGAGGAGAGAGATGCTAAGACATGGGCAACTCCAGTTATAGTATCAACCAACAAATCCTTACAGAGTAAACTAATTGCCTCTGGACTAGAGACAGATGCACAGATGGCTAGGCTACTAGAGATACCTATACCCTCACACCGTATGTTTACAAGAGACTCTAGTGCAGGTAGAAAGATATATGATTTCATCACATCGAATTACGGTATAGTAGGACAAACATATATAAACAAGTTGATGGAACTTGGTCCAGATGTTATCCAGGGAATGATACAACAATCCACTGAAGACTTCCAAAATAAATACAAAGCTAGATTTACTGGTGAAGAAAGATATTGGGAGCAAGCTATCATACTAGCAGACTTAGGATTAAAGCTAGCAGATGATTGGAACTTAATTAAGTTTGACTACACCAAAGGAACAGAATGGGTACTTGCACAGCTTGGTGCTATACGAAGAACAGTACAAGACAATAAGGTAGATGCTTTTGATCTATTAGCTGAGTACTTGAATGACTCAGCTAGTGCGGCAGTAACAGTGATGCATACAGCAGGACACAAACCTACTGTGGATTTAAGTCGTATGCCTAGAGCAGACATAAGAGTTAGATTTGATATACATAGAAACTCTGAAGTAGAAGAGTTTGATAAAGGAACTATAATGCTAGACCGTACACATTTTAGAAAGTGGTTATCCATACGCGGGGCGGACTACAAGTCATTCACACATGAACTTGTTGAGGAGAATGTTATGGCTACACCAAAATCTCAGAAGTTTTATTTAGGTAAAGATACACCAGTTAAACTAGGGCAGTCATATGTAATAGGTATCAACTTAAATCACCCTAGATTGATGGGTATACTAGACGCTGTAGAAACAGACGTAAATGATTTATCGTTTGGTAAAGTAAAACTAATGTAATGGATTATATAGTCACAGGTGATGTACCTAAATTGAGCAAGAAAGAAATAGACGATATACAGAAGCACTACAAGAAAATAAAAATTAGGAACAACAAGCATCTGTATCTAAAACTAGGCACACCTAGATATCAATTTGGTACACCAGAACAAATCAAAGAAATAAATAAGAAACTTAACAATTCTCTTAGAGTTATGGAGAAAAGGAGGGAGTTTTTAAAAAAGACCCCTCCAAATTTAACCAGAGAGAGCAAGTAAAGGGTATAAGTATACCTAAGTACCTAAAAAATTAACGCCAGTGTGTGCTTAATTTTAAACGCCTGCCAAGTCTATATCTGAAACACCATACAATTCAGCTACATTATTTACTAGATACTCCCTCATATTCTTAGGTGCAGACTTTAAGAACCTACCTGATGTACTTAACTGCAATGAGTCTTTCTTCCTCTTTATCTTTTTATCAAAATCAAATATCTCAAATGGCGTATTTTTGTACAACATGTTGTGGTCTCTTACACTATGTCTAACTTCATTCATACCAGAGATATCACCAGAAAGCCATGACCTCATATAAGAATCTACATAAGGTGCTGTAACTTGTTTAGAATGTTCTACTAATCTAGTACCCATCCTTACTGCTCTGTTATTCTGAGTAGCCGCTAAAGGATAGAACCCTAACAACCTCCATATCTTAGTCCAGAAATTTGCTGTTGCACTTATAACTTGTCCTTTAGAATTCACAATCCTACCTGTCTCATCATACATCAACGTGTCAGCCAATGCTCTAATAGCTGCCATAGGGTTATTTTGATTTGCAACTATGAACGCCCTTAGAGCATCAGGTTGTCCAATAGAGTTCACTATATTATAAGATGTACTAATACTCTGATGAGCCGCACTAAATAAAGGACCTGCAAAGTTCTTTAGCTCTTGGGGGATACTAGCTCCAGGAAGTGCTATACCTGTCATTGGAAACAAATCACCTAAACTCATTCTAGTAGAAACAGTACCATACCCCCCTAGCAAATGATCTAGTCCTCCATGAAGAAAGTAATCAGCTGACCCTGGAAGTATACCGTTAAACATATCTGCTAATACCAGTTCTAATGGTCGCATATTAACATTAGGAATAAACTTTAATATAGTGTCTACAATATCCATTCCATCTTCTGCACCTGGGAGACCTTTTAAACCTGCCGCAGCTATAAGCATACTAGCGTAATACACTCGTCCCCAAGGAGGTAGAGTTCTCATTAACTGAGTAGCAATAACAGAGAATTGTTTATAGATATATATGTACTGAGTCCACATACCTCTTGCAATCCTAGGTCTGTTGTACATAGCGTAATCACCTTGAGACATATTAATTATCTCAACAACTTTAGCTTCTACAGCTGCAAGCTGGGAGTGATCTGCTGAATTGTAGTTTGTTAGATCACCTTCAGGAACTAGTGTAAAGTCAGAGTCCTGTAACCCAGGGGTAGCAGCTAAACGTCTTGCCTTCTCTAGTCTGTATGTAGCAAGGGCAGTAGCTCGTCTATTTAACTGTTCAGTGTAGGCAAAAAAGAACATCCATTTTTTACTAAGTGATGTAACTGTACCGCTCTTAAAGAAGTTTCCTCTAGAAGAACCTACCAATTGGTTAACAAGTGCAGCGTCTAGAACACCGCGAGATGTTTGTCGGAATAAAAACTGAGCTTCATCTTCAGTTAATCCATATTTGCCCCATGCTCTTTTAAGTATAATTTGGTCTTCGATCCAATTAGGATCACCCCATCTAGTACCAGACAGATTACCTACAGCTTTCCTTATAGCATTCATTGCTGCACCCCATCCATACCCTCCGCCTTTGCCAACTTTACTGTTATATGTAGCAAGACTAGGTATAGACATAGTAGCTAATGATGTACTGTTGATAGCACCTGTAGCAATATTACCTCCTAACTGCATAAGTACTGCAGCAGATTTGAATGTAGCTGCAGGACCTTTAGACAACATATCTTCTGCAGATACAGCAATATCATTAAGCTGAGCATAGAAAGTTAATAGCCCACCTGCTTTCTCTTTGTAATGATCGCCTCTTCCTAGGGGGGTTAGAGTAATTTCTTTATTAGTTCTATGAGACTTGTACGTAAAAGTTGTTCCGTCCATGTCAGCAGTTTCTACCCATATACGAGCGTATTTATTAAATGCTTCTTCATGTATTAATATATTTTCTTTATTGCCAGTTCTTATTGCTGCGTAGTATGCATTTCGTAGATCTTTTAATTTCTTTAGGCTACCTCTCCAAAGAGATGTATCATTCATTATGTCATCAATTCTATGTCTGTATTCATTCTTAGCAGCAATAGAAGCTGAAGTTTCTAACCATTCTTGGCTAGCTTGAACAACGTCATCCCACCCTGGTGTACCTTCTTTCTGCAACCTACCTCTGGCTTTTTCATGTTGTCTAGTTAAAGCAAGTACAACACTTTCCCTATCTTGTAGATTCATATCAACACCCAATGTAGCTAGCGTGGATGCAAAATCATCATAGTTCATATTCATAGTTGTAGGTGAACCGCCTGTTGTAGCACTAACAGAAGGACGTACAGTAAAAGTAACTTGACCTTCACCATCTTCAGATGGCATTTGGAATGTAAAGTCACTACCGTTTTCTGATACTAAATCGTCTGCGTATGCTTGTCGGATATCAAGTAAAGCTTCTTTATTATTATGTTGTAAGTAAGGAAGTGCAGCATGAACTGCCGCAGCTTTAGTATTAGGCTTTATTCTTATAACATTTCCTTGGCTATCTACTAAGTCAAACCGCAACTGCCATGCACCTGATCGCCTGAATGGAACATATGATTTGTACACAGTATTCTTTGCCATTACTTGTGCGTTTAAAGTTTGAGTATCATGGAACACATAGTTCATTAGTGGCTGCTGTATATTAGACTTAACAACTGATTCATTAATGTTATACTTACGCATTCTTTCTAAACCTCCGATAATATTACCTAGGTTTATTTTCTCTTTATCAGTTTTGTTCCAGTCGATAACAAGGTTTATTGCTCTATCTGTAAAAGCTTTTTCACTTGGGTTCTCTGTGTACTTCATATTCTTAAGGTCAGTAATAACACCGTCCTGCCAGAAAGCACGAGTGATTCCTACTATAAAAGCTTCAGCGTCAGCTATAGATTTCTTTAGCGCTTTCTTTTCAAACCCTTCACCTGATGTGGCTCCATCATAATAAATTTTTCTATACACTTCTGCTATTTCTTTAAGGACATCTACATCAGCATCTTTTATTTCACTATGAAGTTCTCTAATTTTCTTCATGTCCATATTAAGACGTTGCACTACACCATTATATTTACCTAGTGCTACCATAGCAGCACCATAGTTTATTGCTTTACGCATTTGCACATAGGCTTCATAGACTAAAGCATCTCTATTATCAGGTATAAACTGACCTTTATCATCCTGCCGTCTAGTACCGTCAGCATTAAGTTTATATTTAGGATTAAACCCTTGTATTCTAAACGTTGTTTTTTGCTCAGGCCCTCTTCGTACTTCAACACCTTCAGCAATTTGTTCTGGTAATAATGTACTTTCTATTAAAGCTTCCCCTAATGCGTCTTCATTTAACATAGGTTCGCCAACTGAATTCTTAATTATCAAATCAGGTTTTTCGCGGATTTTAGCTTCAGTATTATTAGGACTGTCATCAAAAAATAAGTTTGAATGTGCTAATATATCACTGACTTGTTTGTATTCTTCATTAGATAAAGCTTGTTTACCAAAAGGTGAACCCCACCATTTAGCTCTATTTATTATATCTAACATACCATCCATTTTACTTAAGATAGCTTTTGCTTGAGACGCTTGTATTCTCATTGTCTCAAATATACTTCCTATACCTGCGCTCTTGCCTGCTATATTATCTAGCGTTTGGACTTCTTCAAGAGCTTGCCCAGCTAGCCGCGCCCCACCTTTAATTTTGTTAAATACAGTAGGGTTAACTGTAGTACTTTGTGTTGATATAGCTGATATAGCTTCTGATGCAGGTCTAACAGTTGCAGTGGAAAGTCTGCCAACCTCAGAGTTTTCTTGTTCCCTCATGTTCTGCTCTATCTGAGCAATAGATGTAATGCTAGGGATTTCTCCGTTACGTATGTATCTTCGTACCTGACCAACCCAATAAGGAGCAGTACTAGTATCATTAAATAGTCCTACTTTCTGGAGATATTTTTTAATTACCTCCCAAATTTTTGCTAATGTATTACCTTCTACATATGCTAAATGATTAGCTATTGCTTCCTCTATAGCTTCAAGCTTACCAACTTTATGAACAGTTACATACTCATCAGTTGCAGTTCGTATATGGGGATCATTGTTGTATATATTTGTAAGAACTTTATTAAGTTCCTGTGATGGAACTATTGCTCGTAACCCAAAATGCCCCAAAGCTTCATGGGCTAATGTGAACTTTAGTTGTTTGTCACTGTATATAGCATCAGTGAAAAGTACAACAGTGTCACCTATAGCAGCACCTGCGGCTGGGTCAGTCTCAAAACGTTCGTTGCCTTGCGCTAACCTGTTGTACAATGCTGGGTCTTTACTTCTAAGATGAGCCTTGCTTCTATACACAGATACTTTTGGCTTGACCTGATACTTAGAAACTATTTGTTTTGCAAGTAACTTTGCTCTACCTAACTCCATAGGAGTAGCAACTTTGTCTGCATCTAATACTTTTAATATATTAGCCTTGCCACTATCAGGTGCTACCCTAAGCATTTTTGTGTCGCTTTGAGGTTGCAACCAATCATCATAAGGGTCAGGTTCAACACCCATGCTAATTGATGCTTGCTGGTACTTAGCATAGTTTTTCCGTAGCAGGTCTTCTTTTTTTGCTGCGACTTTTTCAGGTGTAACTGCGCCCACACCTTGCTGTCGTGTTTTATTTTTATCAGTTAGATCCCCAACGCTTAGTTTAGCAAAGCCTTCTGCCGTAGCAGCTATTTTTAATTCGCCTTTATTATTAAAGAAATCGCTTAGTGGTCTACCTTTTATTGTATAGTTTGGATCAGGCTTAATATCTTCAGTACCTGCATACCACTTGCTAGCATTCCTGTAGAGTTTGGATACGTTACTTTTTTCTCTAAGAAGTTCACTCTGTTTAAACTGCCCTAGGTCTAGAAGCATTTGAATATTATCAGCAACTTTTTCTGCCAACGCAGCAGGACTACCTAAAGTAGGGAATTCTTTGACAAGTTTTGCATTATCTCTTTGGTCATCTAGTATCCTACTTTTAACTCTTGCAAAACCTTCAGAAACTTTTTCTAATGCATCTATATCTTTTTTCTTTTTGAGATTATCTCTAATTCGATCCCATATATTAATACTAGTAGTGTCTAATGAATCTACTAACCTAGCCCAATTGGAAGTGGAACTCATATTTAAATCGCCATCTTCTATAAGAAAAGGAACCACTTCTACAATAGCATCTCGGAGAACATCTGGAGTTGTATCATTTTCTAGTATATCAAATCCTAAAGCTGAAGTTTCTCCGTCTGTTTTTGTTTTAAAGCTTATATCTATAATGTCTAAAGTTTCTATAAATTTAGTTTCCCCATAGGAGGGTAGCCCAAGTTCATCTTGTCCAAGTTTTCTTGGTTTAGATCGTGCTTTAGCTATAAGCATTGCATCTTTTGGAGATTTAAGTTTTGTAGCTAGTGCGCTAAGTTCAAGATAACCTTCTTCTAGTTTACCATCTTTTATCTTATGGAGCTGTGGTGCAAGCTCATTAACTGTAGGAAAAGCTTTTAGAAGTTTATCTGATGGTTCGTAGACTCGTGCGCCTAGAGCTTTATATACTTCTGGTGTTACTTGAAGGGCTTCTGTCTGCGTTGTTTCTGGCTTTACACTACCTTTCCCTTTTTCTTCTTTGGCTTTCTTATCGGAAGTTTTGCCTCCTTTGGTGTCTCCTTCTGAAACTTTTTTGCCAGCTTCGGCTTGTTTGCCCACATCCACTTTATCTGGGCCTGACTCTGGAACGGCATCCTTTTTCCCCTTTCCTTTCTTTAGTGTATCTTCTTTAGCTTCTTTAGCTTCTTTAGCTTCTTTATCTTTTTTAGCAGCCTCTTGTTGTTTTAGTTTATTATCTTTATCTTCACGTTTAGCTTTTTCTTTGTCTATTAACTCTTGTACTTTTTTGAGTCTTATCCACGTTCGCTCTTGCTTAGTAAGGTCATCGAAAGCAGGAGGGTTCTTGCTTGCCATCCTTACGATAAGAGATTCCAAAGCTTTTCTTTCTGCTTGCCTTTGATCCTCTGCTTCTTTGGCTGCTTTTCTTTCAGCTTCTTTCTCTGCTTTTTCTCTAGCTTTTTTAAGTACAGCATTAGCTTTTTTTGTTTCAGCGTCAGTAGCTTTCCCTTTGTAAGTTTTTTGTACATTAGGATCATCTAGGAAATCAAAGCTACCCTGAGGTCCAGCCTGAGGTCCAGCCTGAGGTCCAGCCTGAGGTCCAGCCTGAGGTCCAGCCTGAGGTCCAGCCTGAGGTCCACCTTGAGGTCCAGCCCCACCCTGAGGTCCAGCTTTTCTCCTCTGTGTGCCTTTCCTTTTTAACTCAAACTCCCCAAGTCTATCTGGACCATAAGTAATTAATGGGTATATTAAAGGTAATCGCGTTTGACCTGCATCTTCTAGTTCAGCTTTTGTAGGCGTTCTTACTTCTATATCTTCATCTGTAGCAACAGGTGGCCCTCGTCCTAGATCATCGTCAGGAAAAAACTCACCCTGTTGTGTAAATGGCATATCATCTCTAGGTTTGTATGCTCTTTGATACTGTTCTTCTCTAGTGTCTGGATTAACAGACTTTCTTCCTCTGAATAAACTTCTTTGCCCTTTAGGAGCACCACTAGGCATAGTACCCATAGCTTGTTGCAGTCTAAGTATTACAGCTTTAACTTCTGTTTCAGTTCTAGCTGACTGCCAATCGGAAATAATAGAATTAGCCAATGCATCATTCTCTATTGTAGCTATATCATTATCAAAGTTTTGTTGGTTTTGTGCTTTGAAATCTTCAACAGGATCAACAATAGTTTCTGGAGTTTGCATTATAGGATCCTGTCCTAGATTAAGCATTCCTGAATCTATCTGCAGTTTAGGTGAAACTGGTAAAAAAGTTCTTCTTTGTCCTAAGTCTGCATCAGGGAACAACTCTCCTTGCGTCTCAGTAGGTGGCGGAAGAGCTTCTTGAGTAGATTGCTCAACAGGTATAGGATTAGTACTTTGGTCAGTAGTATTTAGTATGTCGGTGGGTTCTTGCGACTGTCTAACAAGCCCGCCTAGTCCGCCTATTGGACCTCCTGCACCTGCACCTGCCATGAAAGCATCAAACAAGCGCCATCCATTTTCTGCTGTAAGTAACTCTTTGTCGGTAAACATACCTGCTCCAGCCAGAACAGTAGCTTCTTGTGAAAGTTCCGCACCACCTTCGGCTAAAAGACCGCTAACTGTACTCCCGCCTGCTCTCTTTAAACGATTAAATAATCCTGGGCCAGGTGCAATTTTACCATTGAAGAACCTAGAAAAAAGAAATGCTTCTCCTAATGTATCTGCTAATGCGTAAGGTGCACCAAAAGTCATTGCCGTAAGTCTTTCCATAGTTCCTGGAACTTTTTCTTCTGCATTTTCTAACATCTCAAGGTATACATCGCTTACACCTGTACGATAGTTGTTGACTAAAGCAAGATTAGCACCTGCCAACATACGTATTAGCTTTTGATCCTGTGCATCAAAGTCTGCAAGTTTTTTCCCACTCTTCCACTCGGGAAGCAATTTTTCTTTAATATGTTTCTTAACGCTACTCTTTGCTACCATAGCACCAAGGCCACCAGCGGCCCCTGCAACTGGGCCTGTTACTCCCCCAGTCTGAACAGTTGCTGTTAAACCACCAATTATAAAAGCTGATATTGATTCAACAAGAGATGGGCCAAACTGTGCTAGATTAGAAAAAAACCAATCGGCAGCAGTTGAAATATCATCAATACCTGACGCTCTTCTCTGGTAGGGTTGGTTATAGCCTAGCTCTACCTCCTGCTGCTTCATCATATCACGGCCCCATTTACTTAGCCCTTCTTCAGACTCAGTAAAATCTCCCAGCATAGCAGCGCCAGCACCAAATAACATCTGTGTATTATCCCAACCTATCTGCCAGTTTTTGGCCATTAGCCTTCGCCAATTGGGGTTTCTAATGTTGTCTAGGTAAGTACCATATTCACCAGAAGATACTGGCTCAAATCCACTAGGAAGTCCTGTAGGAGTTCGGGAAAAAAGTTCTGGCTTAGCGGAATCTAAAGCAGTCTGATGATCCATAGCATTAAACGTAAACCCATTTATAAATATCTCATCAGTATCTGGGTTAAAGCCAACGCTGGGGCCTGCAAGAGTAGTAGACTCTGGGGTAGTAAGAACCTCAGCTAAAGCAGCAGAATCAACTGTAGAGGTCCGCATCTGAGAAGGGCCATACAAAGAATAGTTATCTACAACCCTAGGAATGTTAGGAGATGCATCCATTGCACTAAGGGTACGAGAATCAAAAGACCTTACACCTGGTTTTAGATTCGGGTTTAGGTCATTAATAGCCATTACTGAAGAATTCCTAACCAAGAAGCAAGCTCATCTGCCCCATCACTTGATAAATCTATGTCTATAATATTATCAACTACAACCCTATTTTTCGTTTCGCCTGTTACCGATTTATATTGTTCAGTGCTTGTTTGTACATATTTTGTTTCGTTTGTCATCTTATCAGTTATTAAAAAGTGCCCATCTGGTAAGCCTTCTGTCTTTATATCTTTACCTTTACTAGCCAGCCACTGTTTTATTATTTCAATATTGCCTTCTACGTTCTTTAACTCTTTAGCTAACTCATGCTCAAATTCAGCTTCGTTCTTTTTTGCTAGTGCTTCTTCCATTGAAGCTTTAAACTGTTTGTCAAATATTGCACGAGTGTACATTTTTACATCATTCCTGCTCATACCTTGTGGTACACCTTGAGCTAAAGTTCCATCGGCATGAATGAAATCATATTTCCCATCAGTCCTAGGTTGTACAAATAACCTACCTGCAGTAAAAGCATTAAGCACTTCATTTAGCCTTCTTGGATTACCTGTATCATCAAAAGAATTAAGTCCTTCATAGGCAAGTTGTGTATACATTATAGTATCAATCTTCATAAGCTCTGCTAATTTTGTTTTATATTCAGTAGTATTACCTACAAGTCTAGCATTCTCAGCAAACTGAGCCTGTACATCTCTATATTCTAGAGCATGTTCAAACTGCCATGAATTTTTATCAGGAAAATCTGCAAGCCTACTAATGTAAACTTCTGCTTTTTTAGTACTGTCAATTTCTGATATATCAGTTTCTGCTCCCCCTTCTCCTTCTCCTTCTCCTTTTCCTTTTCCTTTTCCGTCTCCTTCTTTTTCTAAACTTTTATCCACATCAATTTGAATATCAGATACAGAAAGTTCTGGAAGATTGTCTAAAATATTTGTGATATTTGGATTCTGGCTTTCAGTTATATTAGGAACTGTAAGGAATCTATTACCACTTGGCGTAGATGTATACTTTCCTATAGTAGCTTTATTATTATATATATCTGGCAAGAACCGTTTTAAACCATTGTAAGAATCATTGTATTTAGTAACACTTGCTAAGGTATGCCCTTCAGCAAATTTCTTTACCTCATCTAAACTTTTTACTTTTAAGAATTTAGGATAACCATCGTTATACGCAGCACCCATAAGCTCAGGGGGTACACCTTTAAACCCTATTAACCTAAAATATAATAGCGCTGCAGTTATAGCTTTTGCTTCGTTTTGAGCTAAAGAGCCAAAGGAACCTGATACTGACTTAGCTTGTTGTTTTAGCACATTCCACTCGCCATCTCCCATGCCAGCTGGTTTATTGCCATCCTTGGCATAAAATTCAACAACGTCTTTCCAAGCTGGTTCTTCTATTTGTAAAGGACCTTTAGCTTTTTTGCCTGTCCAAGTATAATTTCCAAATCTGGACTCATTAGCTAGCAAAGCTAGAGCCTCACCTACATCAACACCTAACGATTTAGCTATTGACACAGTTAGATTAGTAGTTGCAGTCTTAAAGTTCTCAGCATCTATTTCTTGTAGTGCACTACTTACATAAGAGTTTCCTTTAGCTAATTCGTATATATCTATTTCTTCTAATTCAGCTTTGCCTAACTCAGTATTAATAATACCCCTCTGAATTCCTTTATTAACAAGTGTTTGGAGTTGCCCATGTGTAGTTCCGTTAAGATCTTTTACTAGATATACCATACCTCCATCATCGCTTTCAAACCTTTCTAGAATATATGGTTGCCTATTATGGGAAACAATAGGTACACCATTACGCAGAATAATTTTCCACGGCATGTCTTGGTAAAAAAGAGCTTCTTTATCGTCATCACTAGAAGTAGTAAGAGTAGTTCCTAGTATGGTAGCAATTGTAGTTTCTTCTTTAGTGGCTTCAGTTGCGGGTTCTCTTTCCTTTACTAACATATTATCTCTACCAGGATAATACAAACCAGCTACAGAAGTCGGAGGATCTATTTCTTCAAACGTTTCCTGTGCTTCTTCAAGAGACATAGGAGCTTCTGGAGAACCAGGTATTTCGTTAATAAGTCTCATTCTTTCTGCATCAAGAACAGACGCAGGTACAGTACTAACAGCGTCACGCCTAACTAAACCGCCAGCGCCATCGTCTATTAACGTATTATCTCTACCAGGATAGTATAAATCGTGGATAACTTGGTTTTTGAAAGTAAGTCCAACGTTAGGTGTCTGTACTGCCCAGTTATCAAAAGCAGCTTTATTAAAAGAAGGTACGCCAACTTGTTGATCTAAGAACCTTTGGTCTTGTTGCCTTTTAAGATTGTCAAGTTCTTCACCTGTTTTTTGACGTTCCGCAAAGCTTCTTACACCTGCAGTAACACCTGATTGAGCGTTAGAATCAAAAGGAAGAAATGTATTTTTAAACCACCCCATTTTATTTATCCAGCTGGAGCATTTTTAGTAAGAGAAAACCCCGAATTACCTAAATTCAGGTTTAAACCTGCATATTTTCTAGGAGAGTAATATGCCCCAAACATTTCGTTAAAAGCTTTTTTCTCATCTGAACGTATTTTGTTTATATCTGCATATGTATTCCGTAATCCTGTTAGAGCTTGGTCATAACCTGTTAGACCGCTTTTGGGATAAGCAGCTGCAGCTTGGTTATATAACTGACTTTGTGTATTTAGCCCCATTAGTGTTCCTTTATCATAAGCTGAAGCACCTGATTGAGTTCCTGCTATATCAAATCTTCTTGCTTCTGCAGAACGTAGAGCCTCATTTGCTGGATTTATATTACTCAAAGCATCACGTTTCTGGACAGCAGCTTGGTTCATAGCAGTCATCCATCCTTGCCTTGCAAGATAAGTCGGATCATATTGTTTAGCAGCAGTTAAAAATCTATTAGCAGTGGCTATAGCCATATCATAAGCTGCTCTATCTTGTGTCTTAAGTTCTTCAAGTCTCGCCTTTGATTCCTCAATTATTTGTTGTTGCTCTGGTGTCGGATCACCTACGCCCATTGTAGCACCTAAAGCATTAACTGCCATTTGCGTAGCTACATCAGCTGCATTTTCAGGACTTAGTATTCTATTCTTCATGTCATTAAAAGTTTGTGTTGTAAATCCTGCAGTAACTACATCAGTAGCAGCACTTCCCCCGACTTTTGGTATGTTTGACAGGTTAGCAGTAGCTCCGCTAGGGGATGTAGCAACAATATTACCACCAGTGTTAGATATAAAACTCCCTGGCTCTATTACTGAAGCACCTGATTGATTAAAAGCAGTTATCTGGTCTGCAGTTAAAGGTACTCCAGTGTTAGCATTTACAAGTTGGCCTCCTACATTTGTAACATTGCTACCAACAGTACTCATTGTTTGTGAATACCCTGCACCAGGCCTAAACATCGAACCTGAGAACGGTTGATTAGCAACCTTAACTCCTGCTGCAGTAGTAGTTGTACCTGGGTTAAAGTAGCCAGCGACTCCTCCAGAAAGCCCCCCCATTAATGCACCTTTTTTCCAGTCTCCTCCTGTTAATGCGGCTGATGCACCGCCTAATACTGCACCTGTTGCAGCACCTGCAAGGGTAGAGCCTATAGCTGCAGATAAACCTATTGCCCCAGCAATAGGAGCTGCCACAAAGGGTATAACAATTTGGGCTACAGTTCTTATAACTCTTTTAACTTTGCCACCGTGTTGAGTGTAAGGTTCATATACAACAGGAGTTAACGCAGTTGTACTTAGTAAATCAATTTTTGTCATTTGTAGTCTCCGTTAAATCTAATCTCATCTGTGTATACACTGGTTTAAATCCGAGTCGCTTTATTACTCGCTCCATAGCTGGGTTTCCAACTAATCCCTCAATAGCTCTAGCACCGTTCATATACGCCCATCCTTTTAGTTTATCCCAGTATTTATCAGACAAATCTCTTAAGTCTGACCCACCAAGTACAACAAGGCTAAGAGCAGGTAAGTTTGGGTAATCTAAAGGTTCAAACACTAAAACTAATTTTACTTTAGGTTCAGGCCCTGCATCTGACTTTACTATAATAACCCAATTCTGGGCGGAAAGCCCGCGTTCATAAATGTGCTGTGCGTCTAGTTCTCCGTATGTAGTTGACTTAAGACACTTTTCAATATGTGGGACAGTGTATGCCCAGTATTTATCATACTGTTCCCTTGTTGAGAGCAACAATGGCTCAAAAGATTCTGGAGGAAATTCTACTACGTTAGATTGATTTATTTGAGCCATTGTATTTCTGTACCATTTGATCGAAAAAATCTGTGCCTTTAGCTTTTACAACTTCTTGTGGAATAACATATTCACCTTCATGGGCCATTATAGGTATACCGCCTCCAGGATTAGGGCTACGCTCAGGTAACGCCCCACCTGATGCCATACTTGGTAGCTCTGTAGGGCCCGCAGCAACTGGTGCTTGTAAACCAGGAACAGGTTGTCCTAAGGCAAGCCTGCAACCTAGAATCAAAACAAATATAAGCCCTTGGTCATATTCCATAGGTAATTCATCTTCTTCAGCTAACCCTTGTTGAACCGCATATTGTCTTAATTGTGGGTAAAGACTAGGATCTTGTAACGCTGATTGGCATAACTGAAGACCCATATTAACTTGGTCTGCATTAAGCTCGCCACTAGCAATAGCAGATTGCATTTGTGAAGCTAACTGTTGTATTGCCTGAGGATTTCTTTGTACTGTCTGGGCTATTGCTCCTTCCATTTCTTCTGGAGAAAGAGTTGGCGTTCCCCCGCCTGGTTGAGGCATAGGCATACTACCAGCAACAGGTTGTCCTTCTTGTATCGGTACACCACCTGGGCCAACCATGCCTCCCTCTTCAAACCTACCAACCATAGGTGTATAACCCCATGACCCAGGCTGCATTCTAAAATTTAACGCTGGAGTATTTATATTAGATCTACCTATACCTGTATTTATATTAGCTAATGTTGCATCATTTATCTGAGGAAGGTTAGAGCCTTGTATAAGTGCTTCTAGCATAGGAGGAAGGTCTGTTGAAGGTTGACCAGAAGTAGTGAGTGCTAAATCGGGAGCTTGAACACCTATAGGATCTTGAGTTCCTGCGCTGGAGTAAGTAATCCCAGTGCTGGGTGTATCAGCAGATGCAAGTGCTATAGAAGATCCTGGAGTTACTGTAGTACCTGTAGAAGGAGTTATAGGGGATTTGGTAGCCCCGCTTCCTTGGCTTACACCTAAACCTACATTTAATCCTGTCTTTCCAGATGTTCCTCCAAAAGAACTTCTTCTTTTAGCAAAACCACCTTTTCTTCTTTTTGGTACGTATTTCATACTACTTCTCCTATGCTTTTAACTGCAGCTGCGCTATTAATAAATTTAATCTATCTCGTGTCTCTCGTAAATCATTTGCTAAAGTCTGAACATCTTGTATCAGTTCTATATAATCATCAAAGTTAGCAACTTTATTACCACTAATCGTAAAACCAAGACCATCTGAAGATACTTGCTGCATATTTTGAGCGTCTAAAAAATCAACTTTGACTTGATCTATAGCTATTGCTTTACTAGCAAAATCTGACTCACCTCGTTGTGCAGTTAACAATTCTACGTTCTCCTTTAATGCACTAATTAGTACTATAGTAGCTGCTCCTGAGAGTTGTCCTTGGGGTACTGCAGGTATAGAAGTATATCGCGTAGCCATTATGATGCCCTCAATCCATAAGGAGTTTCACCTAAGTGTATACTTCGTATCCTGGCTGACCCAGTTACTCCAACTTCAAATGTATCACTTCTATACCCAGTAGGCAACCTAAATATTGCGTCTGATGTTATAGTACTTTCATAAGTTAACACTTTGTTAACCCAAAGTCGAAACGTTACAGGTAATGCAGTAGGAATAACCTGAAGGTAAGCAGCAATATTATCTTCATTAAGGGGGGCAGAATTTAAAGTGCCAAGCTCGGCTACACTATTATTGTTGCTGTTCCAAGTTGGGCCGTTAATAGTAGCAAGCTGAGTATTCTGTGTCCATACAGTCTCGTTTGTAGTAGGAACTGCATCATTAGCAGCGATTAAATTAGTAGTAGACTGTGCAGTTGGAGTATAATCTGCAATAACTCTAGCTGCACCAAAATTTAAATAGTCTTTAAGGGTAAGTACTTTGGACCTCCATTCAAGAGGAGCAAGAGGCTCTGTAATTTTATCCCACTCATATAAAGTTCCTTGGTCACCTGAAACAAAATAAAATCTATTACTGTGTGGTTCAGTATACGCTGCTGTAAACTTATAATCAATTTTAGTGAAATACCCGCCTATTTGTTCGTCTTGTTCAAATATAAAAGACCCGCCAGAATGAGACCCAAAGTATTTCCCATTATAATAAGCTCCTACGATAGTAGCTGGGTTTAACGCAGAACCCCATGTATCCCAGTCGTGCACAAATTTAGTTACTAGTGACAATCCTGATGCTGGGTTATATACTGCCAAACCTGCGTAGGTAGAATACATTACACCAAACCCCATATTAACAACAGAAGCAGCAGATAAGCAGGGATAGGGAGTATCAATTCTGGATATATCCATATTCTCAGGTGTACTACCTGTAATCTGATAGGCGTACTCTTCTGTCAATACTAATATAAATCCAGAAGAAACGGCTATAGCTACTATGTTATACTCTGCTGTAAGTCTGTATTTAATAGGCCATGCATAAGGCTTAAATGGCAGAGAAAAACAAATTTGGTTACCAAAAAATCCTACATATATACCGTTAGCAGCAAGAGATAAACCCTGCATATTATCAGGAGGTGCATCATTGTCACTACTTGCTAATATAGTATTAAGGTTAGAGTATAAAAAATCATCAACAAAATAAAATGGGTTACCTAAAGATGGATCTCCCCAGTACCGAGCAGTATCAGTTAAAGTTTCAGCAACATCGTGATACCCTTTACCCGAAGTATCTGCAGTAGTGACTTTATCAGAACCATTATTCGCATAAGTTATAGAAGTAGGACTGGGTACAGAAACAATAACTGCATCTGTAACATTAAAGCTAGTATCAGTGCACCCAGCTACTTTAATCCTATCACCTATGTTAAAATTATGGTCATCTGAAAAAACCAAAGTAGCAGTATTAGAAGCACGTGCAACAGAAGCAACAGAGACAGGAAACCACAAATCTTTTATTTTATAGTAAGCAGTACCCGATGCAGTAGGTATAGTTCTATAGACACGTAAGCCTCTAATAAAATTATATGTAGGTTCAGCTGGTTTTGTTTGGGGAAGATTAGTAAGAGTTACAGCTTGTCCTTCTTTAATAAAATCAGCTTCTGAAGGAGAAGAACCTATAGACTCCTCATCCCAAGGAGTAATCCAAGTGTAAAGATAATTCCTAGTTTGGGTTGTTCCTGCAAGATCTACTCTACCATTGGTATCTGCAGTGGTTGTTACGGTATCTCCTGTATTAAAATAACTAAAAGTTGTGCTGTTTATGACAGTTATAGTGGTATTAGTAGCATTAAAAGTTTCAGGAGCTGTACCTGTAAAACTATGGATAGATACAATATTACCACTTTTTAAACCGTGTGGGGCAGTAGTAATTACTGTAGCAGTATTAGCTGCATCTCTAGCAAAACTAGCAGTAGTAAGAGTAGAAAAAGCAGCTACAGATGTTGTGGGTTTTACTGAAGGTAAAGGTAACCCAAGTTGATAATAGCCACCATCATTAGGATAAGGAGCAGAGCCTGCGGTAGCTAGAGCAAAAGTAGATACTTTAGGGGCTCCATCGCCTGTGTAGTAAAATCTTTGCTCGTCATTAATAAACACATCCCCAAGAGAGGCACGTATAACGTCAACATCTGTAGCCCAAGAAAGCCATTTTACTGAATTATCAGAAGGATCAGTTAAAGGAAATATAGTTTTTATTTGTCCTGTACGCCCTACAGTACTGTCTACACAAGGCTTAGCATAGGGCATTAGGTCACCTGAATAAAGTTTAGTATTATAAGCAGTTTGTGCAGCTCCGTCAGGTAATAACTCAGAAGCTATACGGGGGGCTTCCCCTAAAAACTTTAGTAATTTAACTGATGCCATTTAAACTCTAGCCATTTCTGTTGCTTTAGTAGTTGTCTCACTGTTTCTTCTAGTCCAACCCCTACCAAATGTTTTAAAAGTTGACAAACCTTCGTAGAATTCTTGGCGTATTTTGCCAAATTGTTCTATCATATATGATGTATCTTGCCCATTTACTAAGGCTAACGTTTTAGGTCCGATAGCTCCGTCTTGTTCTGCACCGCATACTTTTTGCACTGCTTTAGCAGCTCTACCTGTACCGCTGTTAACAGCCCAGTCAAAAACTGCCCAATCAAGACCACTAGGAAGTTCATCTCCTTTAACTATATCCCAATATTTTTTCTTATATATGGGTGCAACATCTTCTACGGTTAGCGCTTTCATATCTTTAGTGCCGCCCCATTCTTCGTAAACACGTTTAGTAACGCCTAGATTAGTTTCACCGCCTGGATCTTCAGGGTGGTTAACATACCCCCCTTCGTGGTGTAATAACATTTCTAAGCATTTATCAAAATTTTCTTTCATTTTTATGCCTCTACTATTTTATTCTTTTTTGTTTTGCCGCCTTTTGGGAGAATGTACAACGGTTTTATTATATAGTTTTTGCTAGGTGTTGTGCTAGGCATTGAGTTTTTTCTACTCTTTTTTGTTGGTGTTTTTGGTAATCTTCTGCCTTCAAACAAATTATATCGTGGAGATACCTGTCCTCTTTTCTGCGTATCTGTTATAGTTGTTTTTTTCGAAGAACCATAATATTTTGTTTGCCTTTTCTTCTGAGCATCTGAAACAGTTGTTTTTGCACTTTGAGTGATCTTTGGTTTTCTTAAAGGTGTTCTAACTTTAACTGAAGGTTTATTTTTCTTTTTTCCGTGATCTGTACTCATTATTTCTTTTTCCTCATATTAAAAAGTTTACTTGCCGATCGTGTGGCGAAGCTCGCACTTACGATAGCTCCTAAAGCGATCTGATACCACTGGGGCATACCCGCAAGGGCCTCAAACCCATCAGATACAATACCTCGGCCCCACTCCCCACAAAAACTAAGCACAAGAGGAATACTAAAAAGCAGGGTCAACCATTCGTCCTTCCATGAGGACTGTGATGCTCGCATGGCAGCAAGATCCCAATCAATCTCGCCTGTTGCTTCTTTCATACGTATAGTAGCTTCAGCCTTTTGTATGGCGGTCTTACCTTCTAAATACGAAGAAGCTAAAGAAGTTACTGATGAAAATAATGTACCTATCATTTACCATTCCCATTTTTAGACATCCATGCCGATACACCCATGTAAGCTCCGACTAAACCTGCTCCTGTAATATAAAATAAATCACTAACATCTGTCAATAATTCTATACGCTCATCTGGAATAAACGGCATAAACAACATAACCGTAAAAACTCCCATGCCTATTAAGCTGTACCTCGCCATACGAAGTTGTGCTAGGTGTTTCCTAGACATATCCTCAAATTCTCTAATTTCTTTTGCTTTATCAATTTCGTCATCTGTTACTATACCATCGCCATCAAAATCATAAGGGTCAAGTTTACTATCTTTCTGTAATTTTTTACTCATTTAAACGCATCCTTCATTGCTTTTAGCATATCTGTTACTGTTGGTGGTTTTTCTTTTGGGTCATAATTACACACAACTTGTTTAGGACAAAGATCATAAGAGTCCATAAGTTCAAGAAACCCGCTACCATTTGCCCCCTCGTATAGACACCACCACGCATGGGCATCTCTGCCATTTGCGTTTTGATGTGCTTTCTCTATCTTTTTTAATCTGCATATTGTTAAATGTCCATTGTCTAGTGTTGGTTCAAATTTATGCTCATGTGCGTCTGTCAAGCAAGACGAGACCGTAAGTAAAAGCCAAGAGGATAGCAATACCGATACCAACGGTACATATGCCAATAGTCCAGATAATAATTTTTTCTTTCCGTTCCTGCGCTTCATATACTTCTTTCTGTCTACGTTTACGAATTTGCCCTTCCATTTGAAGCAACTCATCCCACGCTCTTGTTCCGTGAGTAAACATGATAAATGTTTTAAGTTCATCTCTCTGTGCTTCTAGTTTTTTCTTAGCAGCAAAAGCCTCTATGGCTTCCTGTTCGATTGACTGTCCGTTAAATACTTTCCGAAACATTGATGGGTTTTTAGCCCGTTGTTCTATATTAGCTACATCTGAAACTGCCCCCATCCAGCGGGACAAATCTTGCGTCATAGACTCAAGTTCCCTACCCGCCATAAAAGCTTTCTTGATCCCCCCAAAAGCGGCAGTTGCTGTGGAGATAGCTGCGCCTATGGTAACTGGATCCATATTACATCCGTATAACTATACTTATAAGTAAAAGAAGAGTAGCACCAGTAGAAGCAAGCATGATAGATTCAAGGCGCTTAACACGATTAAACAAATCTTTAAACTGAATACTGGTTTCAGTTTCGAGGCGAGTCGTACGTGTATCAAGTGAATTAAGGGTAGGTTTACTCATTTATATCCTGCTTTATTATAGTGTGTTAGTATATAGTGCTCCTGTTGAAGGCCATGCTTCGCTAAGTCTAGCGTTATGAAACCATATACGAAGTATTCCTTGCCCGCCATTACCGCCATTTCCCACATAGTCATCGTCATCAGCGGCTCCGCCTCCTCCATAATTACCTCCGTGAGAAGCACCATTAGCTGTCTGACCATTATCTCCATTACTTCCGCCTTCTGCAATATTGTTATTACTAGCTGCTGTTTCTGTACCTGTTCTGCCATCAGGATGAGTCCCCCCTCCCCCGCGTCTGTAACTTGTACCTCCCCTACCGCCACCACCGCCATATTCAAACCCAGTTGATCTACTTGCAGCATAAAGATTGACGTAGTAACCGTTCCCATTATTAGCCCTACCATTACCGCCTCCATTGTGAGCTGTAAAAGTTTGAATGCCAGTTGTAGGAAAACCTCGCCCAGGATAAGTATCAAAGTCCGCAACAACGTTATTGGTGTTAGGCCAGCCGCCAGCACCTCCACCCCCGCCTCCTGCGCTATTACTCGCTGTTGGCCCTCCATAACCTCCTCTAGAACCATTCATAGCTAAAGGTCTTCTATCACCTAAATAAGTTTGGCAAGCACCGTGATCAAAATAAGGTGCACCAGGAGATCCTTGATATCCTTGATTATGAGGGTTTGACTTACGACCTCCGCCCGCACCTGTTACTCCTCCTATAAGAGTATAGGTGCCTGTGCTATTATTAAATGCCCCAAAACCTGCCCATCCAGCGTTAATACCATTGGTATCTTTATTTCTACCCGATGCTACTCTCCCTAGAACAAATTGAAATACTACGCTCCAATTACCTGCATATCCACCTGGCAAGCCCTCAATAGGAAATCCATACATCCAAAAAGTCCCGCCACCATGTCCACCTGCACCTCCTTGGTTAGATCCTGTACCTGCAGCTCCGCCTCCTGGGCCTACAACTAACAGAGATATATGAGTAGTACCTGATGGAAAACTATTAGTATACCAATTATACCAATTATACCAACCTTGAGAAGTGCTTACTGTAGGGTTTGTTATATCAGAATAATAAGGAGCATTGCCAATATGCCCATCGTTAGCCCAAGTAGTATTATAAAACTCATTAATAGGTATTGTAGAACCAGCAATTCCTCTATCGCCCCCTTGATGATGCCCAGCTGACGTACAATTTTGGTGTCGCCCTAAAGAACGTATATCGGCATCATTCATTGATACTTGAGTACCAGATGTCCCGCCTACTTCTACATGAAGATCGTTAAGAGAAACTTGCCCACTACTAGTTATGGTCATTCGTCATCATCCCCCGTGTCTCCACCCCCATCGGAAGTATAAGATGTTGTATCTTCTAAAGGAACAGCTGCTCCGCCTCCTACTACTTTTCCATTTTTATCTACTAAATCACTACCATCTTCAGAAAAATTACTAAGATCAATATGATCCCCCCATACAAAACTATCTTTTTTGCTCATCTAGTTTCTCCTTTAACTTATCAATTTCTATTTGTTGTTCTTTAATAGCTTGTATTAGTAATGGTATAATTTTTTCATACCTAACTGCTTTATAGCCGTCATCTCTTTCAGCAACAACTTCAGGTAAAACTTCCTCTATTTCCTGAGCAATAACTCCTACATCATTTTTTCGTACAAAATAACCGTCTTCACCGCCTTGTCTATCTATTTCTTTATCCACCCAATCAAAGTTTACACCACGGATATTTTTAACTTTATCAACAGCACTATCAATCTCTGTTATATTTTCTTTTAAGCGTTCGTCAGAAGAATAATAAGCAGTAATATTACCAGTCGAGTTAAAATCATGGGTCGCTATAACTTTATCTCCATAAACTTTTAGAACATCAGCGTTACCATAATGACCTAAGCCTATCCAGTTATTTGATGCTGAGCCAGCACTATCCCAATAATAATATATACCGCCTGAATTATAATTAGAACCTGCCTTACCTAGTTGTATTTGATTGTAGTCACCTTGTGCCAATGCAGAGTTATAAGCTTTAATGGCAGTATTCCAAGTGGTATTACTCGATGTATTGTGATTTATGAAAAGGTTAGTACCATGCGCACCTTCGATTTCTACTTCAGACTGAATAGCTACTTTCCCTCCTTCTGCTTGAAGATTGAGGGTAGCCGCACTTCCATTGCTTCGGGCCATGATTTCATTACCATCCATAGCAATATTAGTTCCGTTAGAAGGACCTATTTGAAGCCCATGTCCAGTTGATGAAACCGAAACATCAGTCTCATCTGTTATTCTTAATGTACCAGTAGTAGTAGCACCACTTACTGTTGCTGAAGTTAAAGTACCGACAGAGGTAATATTTGCTTGGGCTGCAGTTTGTAATGTACCTGCTAACTGTGTCGCACTTAATCTACCAGTGCTAGGGTTATAAATAAATGTACCAGTATCATCTAGAAGTGCATTGCTCTCATTATGAAATGCTACTGGAAAATCTGTATTAGCTGTACTATCAGATACAACTACTTTAGGTACACCTGCATTTATTAGTGAAGTATAGTCATTTATGATACCAGCTACAGGGCGAAGCTCTACCCTGTCATTAGTAATAAAAGACAATGCGCTAGTACCGTCTTGCGCTCTAACAACGGTTAGATCATCTCCTGATCTACCTGTGCATTTAACAATCTCTAATGCAGTATAGTCTGACACTTTTATAAGAGTTACGTAAAAATAATCATCTCCTGAAGGATTAGGGAATTTAGCTCCATGCCCAGTAGCAACGGTGAGAGAAGTGACACTATTGTTTATACCTGAAGCTAAGGTAGATTCGGCAATATTTGTAGCAATAGCGACCATTAGCTTGCCACCTCTAGTGGTGAATCATAACTTACTTTAGTAGTTCCTGTGCCGTCTAATTCAGTTACAACCATAGACGCTATACCACGATGGGGAAAATACATTAAGTCATTAGCACTATGAGCAAAATGTATACAATACCTAACAAAATTAGTTGTATTGGGTTTATCGTATACAGCAAAGCCTCCTGTATGAACGTGAGCATTAAGATGCCACCTTGAACACGCTTCTGCGGTTGCAGAAACAGATGTCCCGTCCCCCCCTCCTAGTAGGTGAGCAACGTTTAAAGTAGAAGCAGCAGTAGAAGTAGCCGAAGCAGTCTCACCTGTCGACCTACCTATAGTTGCGTAAGCATAGCCACTACCAGAATAGAACGCACCTGAAACTTCTATTAAAAATACACTATCTGCAGCTGCAGGTTTTAAAACTACTGCTAATATATTATGCGTTCCTGTATTAACTGGAGTTAAGGTAAACTCATTTAGTGTATGCCCGTCAGTAGTCCAATTAGCACCAGAACTAGGAAACTTTCCTGCACTACTAGAAGCTTGCCCACTGCTGCCAGCTGACGCACAAATTACATATTTATTTAATATTGGAGAGTTTAGCGGTAGCCATGAGTTTGCTGTTGAATAAAACTCAGGACGAGCGCCACCATAGTAATCTGTATTATATCTAATCATACCAACGTTAGGAGTACCTGGTCTCTGCGCTGTAGTACCTTTAGGTAAAGAAAAGAAACTTTCGTTTTGATTATTTTGCCCCATAAAGTTAGCAACTTCTATGTTTTGCCAAGACAATGCAGTACCATTAGAAGTAAGAACCTTACCATTATTGCCAGATTGAGGTGGCACAAGCTCATCAATATCACTTAACGTTGTTAATGTACCAGCTGTTATACGTAGTTCAATACGATCATCTTGAGCAATACTTTGAGCAGTTGTTCCTTCTTGAGCACGTTGAACAGTTAAACTATCGCCACTTCTGGCAGTAACTTTTATAATTTCAAGGTTATTTGATGTGTTTAAAACTGTAGCAAAAAAATATTTATCACCTGCAGCATCAGGAAACCTTGCTCCATGACCTGTTGTAAGAACTAAAGTTGTATCAGAATTACTATACCCTGTAGAAAATGTACCATAAGCATTATTTTTATGCTGAATGTCGTGATAATTTGTCATAGTATCTCCTAATTACTAGGTCCTGATTTATAATCTGTTGCATTTGTATGGTCATACTGTATCTCATGTCCTGCATAATTCTGTGTTGTATCTAATCCCCCTGGAATGTCAAAACCTAAATTACCATAAGGATGAGTTAATTCTTCAACAATCATATTTGATACAACATCCTCAGCATGGCCAAAATAAACTGTACCTGCATTAGTTTCTTCTACCGTACGTATAGAATATCTAATAAATCCTGTTACACCTGGCCTATGCATCATAACAGGAGAAGTAAAAGGATAAACATGTGCATAACCATTTGAAATACCGCAAGCTTGATCTCTCATAGCAGCGTTATTTACAGCTACACCATCTGTAGCTCCTTCATAGAGTGTAGTCTGGTTTGAATGAGGCTGTTGGTTTGTAGCTGTAGTATTATTGTTAGGCCACGTATCAGGAACTAAAGTAGAAGCACCTTGAGTCACATTTGCTCTAACAGAATAATCCTGAGAATAAGTTCCTCCAGAGGTTTGATGAGGTTCTCCGTATTGCGCCACCGCATTACCGCTACCATCTATTATAAGAGTATTTGTATTGTAACAGGGGTAGAGACCTTTTTGGTTGTGCATCATATTACCAACCTGAAAACATGCATTAGCTGTACTAGTATCACCTGAGTTTTTAAACGTACTACTATTATTTGGCTGGGGGTCTGTTATATGCTCACATACTAAATACATTGAAGCATAACTAGTCGCATCATAAAAGAGTTCACCAGTTATTTTTATAAGGAATACAGATTGATCCGACAGAGGTTTTACTTTTACAGTAAGTTTATCATCCCTTGTTCCACTATCTGTGTCCAACTGTAAATTTACTGATGTAGATGTATGACTAGCTTGATGACTTGCTATATAGACATTTGATACAGGACCGTTAATCGTCTGATATGAACCATATGGAGTATTTGGTATATGGAATTCAGAAAACCCTTCACCGTTATCTCTTACACCCCAAGCTGTATTAGCCCCAGCGTTACTGTCGAAATTTGCACTACAAGATCTAACTTTAATAGTATGGCCAGGCCCAGTATTTTTTACACCTCCAGCATCTCGTTTATAGTATGGTCCTGTGACCCAACCTGAAGAAAACTCAGGACCGTTATCGGAAAGATGACTATGCGCAAATTGTAAACGATTACCAACAGTAGCAGTTAATTTCCCATGAACTTTTAATTGTAAGGTAAACGTAGAAGATCCACCTCCAGTACCGTCATCAATTATCGTAAAAGATCTTGTCCTCTTAACAAATCCTTGATTAGTGTAGGGGGCAGGATTGCTGTTAGCGTCTGAGGCAGTAAAACTACTAAAGCCGTCTACTCCGTGATCGTATTCTAAAGAGTTGTTTACACTAAATACAGCACCATCAGGATTACTTTGATGAGATTCACCAGAATCATATACTGCACCTGGAACAGGTAAAATTCTTTGTCCGTGAAAACTTCCTTCACGCTGAGTATTATTGGTCCCCCCATCAGTAGAAAGTGATGGTATGCTTGGCGATATTAGTAGATTCCCGCTACCAGGGTCATTATTCTGACCTAATAACTCCCATCTACCAGTTCCAGGAGGATTTGAACTAAACGCGTGTGACATTCCAAACCGATATTGATTTGCGTTAGTTAGAAACCCCCCTCTTCCAGCATATTGATTTCCATTACTAAAATCTTCATGTTGGCTATTGCGGATATTTTTTATTTGGATAGTGGTAAAAGGAGCAGTAATATTATTGCCAGGATTAGTACCAACAGTTTCTGAAGCATTGTAACTAATGCTTACAAGTTCAGCTGTAAAATTAACTCCTGTGCTTTCAAAACCTCTAGCCATTTCAAATGTTGTAGTATTAGTTTGAACAATATTCATTCTAGGGTTAGCAAAATACGCTATACTACCTTGCTGAATTTCACCTTTATGTTTTTCTGCAGCAGAAAACGGATTTTTCCATTGTGGTAGAGAAGTACTAGGGGTATTAGGCGGAGGTTGCAGAGTTTTCTTAGTTGGCTCACTTGTTACTTCTCCATCATAATCAAATAAAATATTTCTTATTGAAGTATACTCCAGAGCAGTATTATAAAACATTCCGTCCCCTGGATTACGCGAATCTGAACCGCCAGAATAACCTGCATGCATAAAAGTACCATAGCGGAACGGATGCGTCCGAAGAGGCATTTGCATATAACTTGTAGCAGTGTTTTCTTGACCTGATATATCAGCAGGGGTTAAATATGTATGTTTAACAACTCCGTCTACGCTTTTAATAACCCATCTGGCATTATGAAAATCTAGCCAATTATAAGGATCTGGTGTGCTTTGTGTCCAAAAAGAAGAAGAATGAGAACTTCCATAAGGTCTTGATCCAGAAATTGTATTTGGATAATACAGAAACCCCAACAAAGTTCTACTCTTCTGATAAGTAGTTATAGCAATTGGAGAAATACCTCCCCACCGATGTCCCAAAAACGCACCTGGATCTTTGGGAAAAACTATCGGACGAGTAGTAGTAGTAGGTCCTGGATCTAGACGGTGTGCAACTTCTTCACCGCTAAGAAACACTCTCTCATTAATTTCGTATTGACTTCCTGGACCATGCAAAAAAGAAGACATATAAAGATCAGGAATCCTCTTAGACCTAGCAGCATAAGGACCATGTGCTACTTCAAATAGTTCTTCACCAATAGGGATTATACGATCTATATCAAATACATTATCAAGTAATTCTTCAGTTAATCGTATTTCTACAGAATCCCCAGCAGAAAAAACTCCATCCCCTGAACGCGGTGTACCATCAGGTTGGGTTATAGTAAATGTATCTGCGTTACGCTGAGTAACTCGCATAATCTCTGAATTTGCTGCATTAGCAGCTGAAGTAACAGTTATATAAAACCATTCATTAATATCATCTCCAACTCTATTCCTTGAGGGAATAGGAAAAGGTAAATTAGTTGCAGGGTTTAAATAATAATTTATAGCAGGAAATTTAGCACCTTCCCCACCGCTTACAGTTAATGTAGTTGAGTCTGCAGCCACAGAACCTGAAAGGGTAGTCTTTGCGCTATTTGTAAATTTTTTCTGGTTAGCAGTCATTTACCCCACCGTTACTGCCCATGAAATAGTTAACGAATCACCTGCACTTTTAGTAATAGTATCATACACAGTACGACACAAAATAGTTCCGCCCGAGTTAGCATTTAATATACCAGCTTCTCGTAGAGACCCCGTACCTGTACCTGCTGAAAATGTAGCAGTATAAGTAACTACATTATTTGATACATTGGTACTAGCTAAAGCAACTCTACCATTTTCTGTCTCAAGTGCAGTATTTCCAGCCGCAGCTGCAGTTGCACCTGTACCGATTGCCATATGAGTCATAGCAGTAGCAGTAGCATCTTTCATACGAGAAGCAACATAGTTTTTACCTGTAGTAACTACAAGATTCTCTACAGTACGATCTTCTATAACCACACCTTCTTTATTTACGAGGATAATATTTAGTGATCCTGTTAATTGTAGTGTATCATTTAACATAGTTAAACCTCATCAATATGTGTGTACTCGTCATTAAAAGTAAGCCCTGAATTAAAAGTAGCCTTAGCACCATTAAATAACTGATTGCTAGTCCATCTAGCACTAAGAGACTCAGTTAGTGGGATAGCCTCGGTTAAAGGTTTAGTAGTACTAAAAGCAACAGTTTCAGAAAAAGAAACAGCTTCAGTCATTGCTACAGTGGCATTAAAAATTAATGCGTCAGTCATAATTACAGGGTCGCTAACAAGATTGTTTACAGGAACTGCCTGCGTAAACATATTTATTTCAATTGGAGATATACTCGCCTTTATATAAGGAGCAGAAACCGTTGTCTTTATAGCTCCAGGAGATATACTCATAGATATATCTGTTGCCGTTGCTTTTGTTTTTATATTTGGCATTAGAAACCTGTCCTCACTCTAAAGTTTATAACGTCATAAACTGTTTGTATAGCACCATTAAAACTAATATTAACCTCACCTTCATACATTCCTGAATCTACATCAAGAACTCCTCCTGCAAAATCAAATTGGAATTGTCCTGTAGTGCCCCCACCTAATTTAGTAGTAGCTATAGTAGAAAGAACATTAGTGGTATTTGCTTTACGAAACTTAACTGTAACTACAGTAGTTCCTGCGCTAAGATCTATTGCATTTCCAGTTGTATCATCTGTAAGAGTAACAGCTATAACTGGTTTCTCATTTCCTTTTACTAATCTAATTACATCTGCCATAACTACCTCATCCAAATGCTACTGGTTTTACACGAAGAGAATTCCTAGCAGCTCCTAGGTTAGCTCTAGCCCTACGTTCTGCAGCTTTATGCAAAAATTGTTTGGCATGAAAAGCCGCTAATTCTCTATCAGACCATGTTCGTTCAGGAAGGATTAATAAATTCTGTAATGCCTGATGAACAATAATGTTTTCCAGCTCATCAAAAGTAGTTGATTCCATATCAACTGAAGTTCTTAATGGCTTCAAAGCAGTAACCATACGTAACTCATAAGTTTTTGCTGAGTCAGGAGTAGGTGCTACTACAAAAGTATCAGCATCAAGTTGAGCAATATATCTAGGAATATTATAATCAGCAGAAACAAAGTCAGGCCATTTAGGGAATTTGTCCTGTAGTTCCTCTAATGTTAGGGGGGATAATCTAGTACCGTCTATAGCTGCGCTTAGAAAAGCGTGAACCTCTGTCCCAGTAGGAGGATCATAAGGATAATCATAAACTCCTGATGTCAAAGGAATTTTAGGTTGTACATATCTATAAGCAAGAGTTTTCTCACAGGCTTCTATTGCAGCATCTCTAACGTATTGCTCTATGACTGGCTGCGGGCAACCAGGGACACTAGGAGACAACCTACTAACTAAACTATCAAAACGTTTTGCCATTATACTACCTCTTCTTCAGCTAACCCACCGCTTTCTGTATCTGTTATTTGTCGTGTTTGGGACGATATACCTAAAGCTTGGGAGAAAGATTGCTGGAATAACGCAGCTCTATTAGAATTAACATGTTCATTATCAATAGATTCAGCTAAAAATACTGTACCATCTATAATAGCTGGGAAATAAGCATCAGGTAACAATGCAACTGCAGCATCCCCAGCGTAAGTAGGCGGTGTTTGGGCATACTCAATTACAATTTGATGGTTTGACGGAGCCTTAGGATAAACAAAAAATTTATTTGGGTTACGGATATTACGTATCCAATTAACTGTAGTACCTGCGTTATCATTCATCCAAGTAGGATAAGCTTGATCTAAAGCTTCTCTACTAGTTTCAATAATGCCATTTCCGCCTACATTATAATAAACTTCCATCAAACGTATGGAATCAGTGGGGGCAGTCTGTACAACTGTACCTGCAGCGCAAGTTAAATTAGCTTGTACAGAAAATAAATCAGGCCTAAAGATTGCAGCTCGTCTTAGTGTCTGGTTAGCAAACTTTAACAAGATTGCATCACTGTATCTATAGGCATTAGAATCAGTATCTTGTACTAAAGTACGTACTTCTGAAATTACATCGTTTAAAATCACTTTTTAGTCCATGCTTCGTTTTCAGGTGTAGCTGGATCGTCAGCAATAAAATGACCTTTCTTATCTCTTGCTCTTTCTAAACCTCTTGAGGCTTCTTCTTCAACTTCAGCAGAAACTTTTGGTGTGTCATCTACAACAGTTTCTGTCTTTAAATTAACTTTAGCTTTTCGACTTTTCTGTTTTTTAGAAATAAATTTCTCAGGGAACGCTTCTTCTTCTGAAATCTCTTCAGTTCTAGGATTTTCAGCTAAAATCTCATTCCAACCATAGATTTCCCCATCGACAATATTTCTAAGCCATCTTCTTTTCTCAGACATAATATCTCCTATTGTTAAAAGGAGGCCCCGTTAAGAGCCTCCTTACACCTTAATTATGAACAGTCAGCGACAAGCGCCCATAGTCTCATAACAGCTGTGTCGGCTGCGTTAACAGTAACTACATCAATAGTATCAGCAGCACTGTAGTACTTACCATTACTATATCCGACAGTAGTATTAGGCGTTGCTTCTGCTAATGATAGAGCCGTAGCATATGATGTTGCTGAATTAGCATTAACACCATCAAGAAACCCATCAGGGTCACTTCCGTCTCCTACATCAATAGTAAGCGTACCGCCTTCTGCAGTAGTTACATCAAGACCAACTTGCATAACATAAGTCTTAGCTGGAATAGATAATACTTCAAGTACATCGCCAGCTCCGATTGCTGTTTGTCCTGCAGCTGCTCTCTTAGTAGAGATATTAGACCAATCGAGGGTCACTTCCATCATACTGATCTTAGTAAGACCTTTAGCAGGAATACCTGCTGAACCTTTGTCAAAACCAGTTGCTTCGGTATAAGTAGCCATTTCTTAGTCCTCCTTTATGCTGTGCACACAAGCGTGGCAAGAGCTTCAGGCTTAACGACTTTATAGCCGTATACTTGAAGACCACGAATGATGTTACCAAAAGTTGTTTCAGACCTGATGGTTTCCATATTTGTCATTTGAGATGCAAATGTGAAACCCATTTTATGACCGCCTATTACGCTGTACTCAGAACCACTTTTATATAGGTTATGAGAAACGTAAACAGTAAAACGATCAATCATGCCTAATCGCCCATTACGTAGAGGGGAAGATCCGTCTCCAGTAATAGAAGCGTCTTTAAGATCAGATTGCTTAATTAAGCCGCCTACCTTTGCAGGAATCACTAAGAAGCGATCACCTTCAGGGCAGTTAGCCTCATCAAGAACTGTACCCATGTTTACAATGCTCTCGATGACATTAGTTTTATCAAGAGCAACTGGATCACCTGCTACACCAATATCAATATTGCCAGATACTCTTCCAGCATTAATTCCTTTGTTGCTAGCATGTACATCAGTTAGCATGTCAGTTAAAACACGCTGGTCAATTTTGATCTTCATACGCTCAGAAGCGTCCTTAGACCACTGATCCATCATATTAATGTCAGCTTGTACTTCGTCTACATCGTCTTCGATGCATGCAAAATACTCACCCTTGTCAATAAGCAGCTGTAGCTTTGGCTTATCAGGCTGTTCTACTGTAAGAGTTTGACCTTTAACATAGGTTTGGATTGTAATTTCAGGAGTAGTACGAATGTTAACCGTATCTCCCATACTTTTTATTTCACCTTCATAGTCGGTGTTTGAGATTGCTGCGAGCACAGTGGCATCGTAGAAATTCTCAATGAGCTTACCAGACCATATCTCAGGAATAAAATTCCCAGTATACGTTGGATGCCCAGGGGATGTTGCAAAAGCCATAATGACCTCCTTAATGCATAGTTTAAGTTATGCGACCCTCTGCCTGTGCGGCAAAAATGTCACGTTCGATTTTTGCTCGCTCCTCATCACGACCTTTGTACTTACCCTTACGTATGTCTGCATAGAACTTACCTATATCGGCTTGCGTATATGTAGACTTAGATCCAGGTGCATTAGTACCAGAGCTCCTACCTTTCTTAGGAGATATTTGCCGTCTAAGTTCGCTATTAGAAGCTTGCTTTTTTTGTTGAGCAGATCCTGTACCGTTTAAGCTAGACCAAGTTAGAAAAAATTGAGCAACCCGCTCGACATCAAACTTTTTCTGAGCATCTTCTAAATAGACTTGTCGAGTGACACCTGATAATGGGTCTACTTCTAACAGCCAATCTTGAAAACCCTGAGACTCGTTTATAGTCTGCCAATCGGGGGCTATACTTGAGAGATTTGACCAAAACATTTGTTCCTGAGTACTACCAATCCTATTACTAAGTTGCTGTACTTGGGGAACAGTAGTCTGAGTTAACTGAGCAAGCTGTGCTCTCATAGAATTTAACTCACCCTGTACACCATTAAGTTCCTCTTTAGAAACCTTACGCATAACATCAATAGAATCACCATATTCTTCAACATCTTTATCAGTAATTAAAGGTTCTGCTTTAGGAGGTTGAGGTTTTTGTTGATTTATTGTAGCTAAAAGCTGCTCAAATTGAGCTAGTTTTGCATTTTGATCCTGTACTTGCTTGTGCAATTGAGGGACTTCTGCGTTGTACATACCCTGAAGTGTTCGGTATTTTTGGGCCCAATCACTATCTTGGTGGTCTTCTGAACGCTCATCAGAAGACTCAGCCGCAGGCTCTTCAACACTGTCGGAAGTAGGTGCATCAACTACTGGTTCTTCAGTAGCTTCATCCTCATTTAACTCTTTATACAATTCTTGTACTTCCTCAGACTGCTTTTGAACTTGCTTTGGTAACGCCATAATTTGCTCCTTTCGGTATGCATTAAGTAGCTGACATTATGTCTTTGCTACATTTTGAGGGGCTTCATTAACTAACTTGGATAATTCTCCAAGAACTTGACACCGCCCCTGTTGTAGTGTCACGTTATTAGTTACACTAGGTAAAGTTTCTAACTCATGCATACGCCAATTGTCAAGCCATTCCTTAATTTCAGGAAATTGCTTAGCAACATAAGCTAGAGCTTTTAGTGTTCTTTCATCAGGTCGTTTCATCCAGATCGTCCTGTATCTCTATTCATAACTGTATTAGCTTCCATTCCTCCTTCAGGAGGTGTTACACCTGCTTGAGGAGAAACTTTAGCCTGTTCAGCTTTAATAATTCTAGTTCTGGCTCCTTCTTTTTCTTTAGAGGGAACAATATCGTCAACAGGCATTTGTAGACTCTTAGCAACTTCTCTAAGAATAGCAGCCCTGCCTTCTTTACCAATAATTTCTGAGTCAATATCATTGCCTGTAGCATTAAGAAATTCAATTCTTCGCACATTAAGAGTCTCTTTAACTGCAAGATTAACTGCACCTTTAGGTACTATTGCTAAATCTCCTTTAATAGACTCATCTTCGTCATACCGCATATTATATAAGAAAATACGTTGTATAACTGGTTTTATAATATCATTATCTACATGCATGACAATTTGTCTTATACCTTTTCCTGCGGAACCCATTAACATTGAAAGCCCAGAGGCGGTTCTACCCGCACCCTGGACATTCAGATCACCCGTAACGTAGGAAGGTATACCCGAGTGATCGTCAGCTAGCTTCGCAAACTTATCATAAATAGCTGCCAACGTATTAGCATTATCATCTGGCTGGTTAAACCTTACAGCAGGAGCATTTGCTCCTAGCGGGTCGTTCGTGACTTGCCAGATTTTCCACGGGTGGAGTTGCGTGATGTCTTCGTTGGGCGGGATTCTTTCAAGGTTGACTTCAACTTGGGGACCTGACGAAATGCCCATATTGTTGACCAAAGCGCGAGCGGCAGCGTTACAAACATTCTGCACATCCTCAATAATCTCTGGTATACCCCTACCCCAAAACGCGCCAGGGGCTTTAATAAAAGATGTTTTAGCATATGGTTTTTCTCCTAGTGGGTCATAATTAAGTACAGCTTTAATAACAAAATTGCCAACTACCCAAACGTTAGCATCGTATTCTTTGGTCTCATCAGGTATTGTTTCTTCATCCATACCCCATTCAATAAGCATTTTACCGCTTACTTTACCCCAAAATTCTAAAGCATCGTACATAGTAGTAGGCCTTCTATGGCTAGAAAACTTACGCTCCTCCTGATCTTTGGTGTACTCAAAGTCTTGAGTTATCCAGCTTCCGTAGTCATTACTACCTAAATCTAGTAAATGCCGTATAGCATCCTTGTCATAACCAGGGAGATCAATAAGATCTGCTAAGTCAGAACGACTTAATTTATGGTGCTCAAATAAATATCCGTCATTCAATTTAGCTATACCTGGCTCAGGGTAAATATTAAATGGATCAACACGCTCAAACTCAGGAGCTATAACTTCATCTGGCTCAATAGAAATTTCGCCCATAGACTCATTATACTTAACCCTTTTTTGCTGTCGAATAATAGGTCCTTTAATAAAAGCACATGGGTAGGTAACAAGATCAGTAATAAAATCATTAAAAGAATCTGCCCAGCCTCCGTGAGCAAACTGGTCTTCTATCTTTAATTTCATTCGTTTTGCTCTATTCTGAGCACCTTGGAGCATTTTGAATCTGTAATCCTGGATTACCATTTCTTTTAGTTCACTAAGCTCACCTTCAGTAGGAGCTTTACCCATTCGTTTTATAGTATCTAGAACAGATTCACCAAAAGCAGCCTGTATTTCCTGCTGTTGCATTTGTGTAAGTTCAGGGAGAGGAGTAGGCTCTAAATCCCAAGGAGGAGTTCCTGCATCTAATAGTATATCACGGAGCCAAGACTCAGCCCCTCTACACTTAACTTCTGTAAGCATCATATAAATTTCAGACCCACCCTGGCTTTGTATAGCTGCTAATTTATCTGCCTCATACTCACCATTACGCTGCCGCAAAGCCTTTAACATTATCTGCTCGATAGGGTCTTTGGCATGCTTTGCTGCTTCCCAACAATCTTTTAC